GCTGATGACTCGCTGGACACCACGCGCAGCCGCTTCCATTTCTCCCCGACCAGCCCAGAAAAACCGAGATCGAGACGAGACGAGCCGAGACCATGACGAACGACCACGATGCAGCCGAGACGATCCCCGGCCTCGAGCTCGTGCCGTCCGATCAGGCGGGCGTGTCGCCGATGCGCGCCGCTGTCATCGCCACGATCGAAGCGCTCGAGCGTGATCGGCTGCTCGAGCCGCGGCACGCCGGCCTGTGTCAGCTCGCGCTCGAGCTCGCCGACGCCGTCACCGCCGGCCGCCGCTCCGGCCGGGCATCCGCCGCCGCTATGGCCGCCGGGCAGCTGCGCGACACGCTGCTCGCGCTGCCCACCCCCGTCGCCGGCGACGTCGCGCAGCGCTTCGGCGAGTTCGTCGACAAGCTGCTCGGCAGCGAGGGCACCCCGTGACGCTCGAGCTCGAGGCGGCATCGTTCGTCATCCCCGACACCATCCCGGACTGGATGGGCTTCACCTACGCGACGCCGCGCAACCTCGAGCGGCGCACCATCGGCAGGCGCATCGCGAACATCGCCGCGATGATGGGCAAGCCCGGGATGCCGTGGCAGTGCGAAGTGTGGGACGTCGCCGGCGAGCTCGACGCGTTCGGCAACCTCGCCTACGAGATCGTCGTCGTCACCGTCCCGCGGCAGTCTGGCAAGACGACGATGTATGGTCCCGTGCAGCTCGAGCGCGCGATCACGATGCCGGGCATCAAGACGTTCTACACCGCGCAGACCGGGAAGGATGCCCGGTCCCGATTCAACGACCTCAAGCAGTTGCTCGAGGCGTCGCAGCTGATGAACCTGTCGCCCGTGTTCCGGCTGTCCGCCGGCGACGAGGCGATCATCTGGCCGAACGGTTCGAGTAACCGGATCTTCGCGCCCGTGCAGGCCGCGCTGCACGGCGAGACGCCGCCGCTCGTCGGCATGGACGAGATCTGGGAGCTCGACGAGCTGCTCGGCGACGCGATCCTCGAGGGCGCGATCATCCCGGCACAGGTCACCCTCAACGGCCGCCGGCAGATCTGGCTGATCTCGACCGCCGGCACCGCGGCATCCCGGTTCCTGCGGAAGTGGGTCGACCGCGGCCGGAAGTCTGTCGAGCACCCCGGCAGCGACCCGAAGATCGCGTACTTCGAGGCGTCGCTGCCCGAGGGTGAAGACCCGTTCGACCCGATCGCGATCGCCCGGTTCCACCCCGCCGTGCGCCGCGAGGACGGTAGCGGGACGCAGGATCTCGCCGCGCTCATGGATCTCTCCCGCGGCGTGAGCCGTGCGACGTGGCTGCGCGCGTTCTGCAACATCTGGACCGAGACCAGCGACCCGCTCATCCCGCCGGCCGACTGGGAAGCCCTCGCCGACGACACGATCGGCGCGCGCTGGTCCGACGTCGCGATCACCTGGGACGCCGCGCACGAAAACGAGATGGGCGCCGTGCTCGCGACCTGGCGCGACGACGTCGGCCGCCCCTGCACCCGCGTCGTGCACGCCGCGCCCGGGACGCAGTGGATGGTCGATCTGCTGCTCGAGCTGCACGCCCACGGGCCCGCCGCGTTCGGCGCCGACGACGGCGGCCCGACCCGCCGCATCACCGACGAAGTGCGCCGGCGTCTCGCCGACCGCGGCGCACCCGACGACGCCGTGACGACGCTAAACGGCGTCGAGCGTGGCATCGCCGACGACGCGTGGATCACCGCCGCCCGCGACGAGCACGAGCTCGTGCACGACGGGTCCGACACGCTCGCATTCGGCGTCGCCCACATCGTCATGAAGCGCAGCGGCGAGACCACCCGCATCAGCCGCACCGACTCCACCGGCCCCGTCGCCGGCCCGATCGCCTCGAGCGTCGGGCTCTACCTGATCGACCACAAGCCCGCGCCCACCTGGGCGCCCGTCACGAGGTACTGATGATCCGTCTCGACTCCACCCAGATCAGCACTGTCGTCACCTGCACCCGCTGCCCGTGGTGGCACGGGTTCGCCGACTCACGCGCGCAGGGCTGGCGCGTCGGCGCCCGCCACGAGGAACGCGCCCACCCCGACAGCGACAACGCCCGCGCCGCCCTCGCCGAATCGGAACGCCGCAAACGCAAGTCCACCAACCACACGGATGGGAGCACGACGTGAGCTACTGGGACGAAGACGACCTGCCCGTAGTCACGTTCTGGCGCGTGGGCCACCACGTCGCGAGCAAGCCCTACACATGCCGCGACTGTGGCGGCACGATTCCCGCTGGCACGAAGTATCACCGCTACTCCGCGCTGGTCGACGGCGAGTTCGTGGACGACAAGAGGCACAGCGACATGGGTGCGTGCCTGATGAACGAAACGACAGAACCGTAGCCCGCGACACGCCGGAGTGAGCTCGTGATTTTCGTGTGTGGGGAGTCGGCTTCAACGTTCTGAGCGTGGCAAAGCCGAACCTGTTCACCCGCGTCCGAGACGCCGTCGTGCGTGAGTTGACGCGTCCGGGCGTGCCGGGGCTGGGCGGTACTGGCAACTCGTGGGAATCGCCGTGGGCTGACGGGTCGCATCTGTCGATCGTCGGCGAGCTGTACGGCCTCGCCGACTCGAGCTCGATCTGTATCAGCCGCCGCACCGCGAAGAGCCTGCCCGTCGTCGCGAAGGCCGATCGGCTGCTCGTGACGAACGTGTCGCGGATGCGTCTTCGCAGCATGAAGGGCACGGCGCTCGCGCCGATCCAGATGTCGTGGCTGCAGCAGCCCGAGAAGGATCGCCCGCTCGCCGCCACCCTCGTCGACATCGCACGGGCGCTGTTCTACGAGCCGTGCACGTGGCTCATCGTCAAGGAGCGCGACGCGTACGGCTGGCCCGCGCGCGGCGGGTCGAAGTTCCTCGCCCGCAAAGACGCCGAGTTCGACAGCGACGGGAAGCTCGTCAAGGCGTGGGGCACCGACATCGCCGCGGCCGGCTGGTACGTCGTGCAGTTCGACGCGCAGGACGACGGCCTGCTGTTCGACGGCGCGAAGATCCTGCGCCGCGCTGTCATCCTCGACCGGGCCGCGTCGCTCGCCGAGGAAAACCCCGTGCCGTCGATCGACCTGCACAACGAGGGGACGAAGCCGCTCGAGGAAGACCAGATCCGCGAGATGCTCGAGTCGTGGCGCACCGCCCGCGCGAAGTACGGCGCCGGCTACACAGACAAGAGCATCAAGGTCACCGCCCTCGGCATCAACGACTCGCAGCTGCTCATCGACGCGCAGCGGCAGATGGATCTCGCCCTCGCCCGGCAGGCCGGCGTGCCGGCGTGGGCCGCCGACGTCGCGCTCGAGGGCGCGTCGCTCAACTACTCGAACCGGCAGTCGCGCGCGTGGGAGCTCATCGACCTGTTCCTCACTGGCTTTATGACGCCGATCACGTCGCGCCTGTCGATGAACGACGTCACGCCGATGGGCTGGTCTGTCGAGTTCGACATCGACGCGCTGATCCGCCCCGACCAGAAGACCCGGTTTGACACGTACAAAGTCGGCATCGACGGCGGGTTCATCGACCAGTCGTGGATAGACGCGCAAGAGGGACAGCCGCTCAAGGAGCTCACCGCATGAACCGTCGCCCGATGATCCTCAACGCGCTGGACCCGCGCGACGCTCGCGCCCGGTTCGCCGCGCTCGCGCAGCAGAACACGCCGACGTGGAACCTGAGCGCGGCGGGCGGCGTCGCGTCGCTGCACATCTACGGCGCGATCGGCGGGTTCTGGGGCGACGTCGACGCCGCGCAGCTCGTCCCCGCGATCCGCGACGTCGACGCCGCGCAGCTCGAGGTGTACATCAACAGCCCCGGCGGCGACGTCTGGGACGGCATCGCGATCCGCAACGCGATCCGCCAGCACGCCGCGCACGTCGTCGTGCACGTCGACGGCCTCGCCGCGTCGGCCGCCAGCTTCATCGCCGCCGCCGGCGACGAAGTCGTGATGGGCGACAACGCGCAGCTGATGATCCATGACGCGTGGACCGTCGCGATGGGCAACGCCGAGGACATGCGCGAGACGGCGAACCTGCTCGACATGATCAGCGAGAACATCGCCACGATGTACGCCGCGAAGGCCGGCGGCGACGTCGCCGACTGGCGCGCCGCGATGCAGGCCGAAACGTGGTACAGCGCGCAGGAAGCCGTCGACGCCGGCCTCGCCGACCGCCTCGCGACCGCCGCGCAGCCCGCCGCCGCGGCAGCATTCGACCTTTCCATGTACGCCCACGCCGGCCGCCCCGCGGCACCGGCACCCGCCGCACTGGCACCCCACCGAGAGAAGGAATCCCGCATGAACCGTGCACAGCTGCTGGCGGCCCTCAACGCCGGCACCATCACCCAGGCGCAGTACGACGCATCCATCGCCTCGCTCGACGCGATGGACGCCGCCGAGGGCGCGCCGCCCGCCGCCCGCCCCGCCGTCGCCCCCGCGATCGCCGCGCCCGGCGAGCCCGTCGCCGCCGAGTACGCCGCCGGCCCGCAGGGCACCGTCGCCCCCGCCGCGCAGACCCGCGCCCGGCCGGTCACGCTGGCATCGCTGATGCCCGACCTCGTCGAGAACGCGCAGCGCGACGACCTCGCCGGGTTCATCGCCACGATCAACAACGCGATCACCGACAACCCCACGCTGGTCGCGAACGACCCCGGCGAGGGCTTCCTGCAGTCCGAGCGCATCGGCCAGGTGTGGCAGGCGAGCCCGCAGGGTCGACCCGTGATCAACTCGCTGGGCGCGACGCGTCCGCTCACCTCGAGCAAGATCGAGGGTTGGAAGTGGGTCAACCCGACGCCGGCGCCCGAGCCCTACGCCGGCGGGCTGGCGGCGATCGACTCCGACGCGTGGACCACCGAAGCCGTCTCCGAGACCCCCGGCCGCTGGGCGAAGGGCAACCGCGTCGATCGGATCTACACCGACCTCGGCAGCGCCGACCTGATCGCATCGATGTTCGCGATCCTCGACACGAACTATGAGGGCGTGTCGGACTCGTCCGTGTTCGCCGACCTCGTCGCCGGCGCGGTCGCGCTGACTGGCGGCGCCACCAGCATCCTCAACGCGATCACGAAGGCATACCTTCAGCTCAAGAAGATCGGCGCCGCGCCCAGCAAGTTCTGGATGGCGGAAGACGTCTTCCTCGGATTCTCCGAGCTCACGGTGAGCGACCTGCCCGCCTGGCTCGCGAACGCCACCGGATTCGTGAACCTCGCCGACGGCAGCGCGTCGCTGGCGTCCGTGTTCGACGTGGACGTGAACTTCGACCTCGCCGCCGGCGGGTTCCTCGCCTACGACCAGCGGGCGGCCACCGTCTTCGAGTCGCCCGTGGTGAAGCTCGAGGCGCAGGTCATCGGCAACGGCGGGATCGACATCGGATGGTTCGCGTACGGCGGCACGCTCGTCAACGACGCGCGCGCAGTCGTCAAGACGACGATCGTCCCCGCCCCGTAAGCCGCAGCGGGCGCGGGCGGCGTCGCGCGGGGTGCTCCCGGATCACAGCACCCGCCCCGCCCGCCCCCGCTGCCTCACTCGCCCAACGAAGGAGACGACATGGCGAATCAGCAGTATCTCAAGGTGAAGATCGCCGCGCTCGAGTCGGAGCGCGCGAAGAAGCAGGCCGAGATCGAAGCGCTCGACGCGCGCCTCGCCGGCTACACCGAGCAGCTCGAGCCCGAGCCGGCGGCCGGCAAGAAGGCCGACAAGAAGGACGACCAGTCCTGACCAGCTGTGCCGGGCGGTGATCCCCAGCCCGCCCGGCACAACCCCACCCCGACGACAGGAAGCGAGAGCGGCGATGCCGTGGAAGACCGCAGCGACAGTGAAGACGGACTACGTCATCACCGTCTCCGACGCGCAGCTGCTCACCGCCCGACAGGAATGCCTGCGCGCCAAAGGGCTCGCGCTGAGCACCGCCGAACCGCCGTCCGAAGCGTTTCAGGAAGGTGTCGCGATGCAGGCCCTCGCGAACCGGCAGGCGACGCAGGCGAACGTCGACGACGAGGCCGGGTCGCAGTCCTACGGCGTGCGCCTGTACCCGTTCTGTCGGGCGATCATGTCCAAGCTGATCATCCCCTCGCCCGACGCAGACGACGCGACCCGCGACGTCGGCTATGTCCGATCGCTGGTCGGCTGATGTCAGCCCGCTCCGACCTCGCCGCGCTCATCCAGGGCGCCGCGCCGGCGACCTGGGACGTCATCGGCTACCCGGCCCGGCTGCGCACCCTCGACGACCCGGCTAAGCCCGTCGCCGTCGTGATCGAGCAGCGCAACATCGCATCGGGCGCGACGTCGCCCGACGCCAACGGCATCCCCGTCGCCGTCACCCTCGCCGTCTGGGTCATCGTCGACGCCGCCCGCGGCGACAACGCCGGCGAGACCGAGGACGAGCTCGAGGCCGCCGCCGAGACGATGATCCGCATCCTCGAGCCGCTGCCCGACCACGTCTGGGACGGCGACGCCGCCCGCGACGCGTACGACAACCAGAAGCCCGCCTACCTGTTCCAGATCCGCGCCGCCGGCGCTCTCACCGAGGAGTAGACCAATGCCCACCCCCGCGAACACCGCCCGCGCCACGAAGCGTTGGAAGGCAATGATCGCCACCGACGAGTACCAGGGGCACACGTCGGCGATCGACTACAACCCGAACTACACCGGCAGCGTGTGGAAGGGCGGCGACGACAACACCATCGCCGACGTCATCCCCGGCGACCCGACCATCGCGATCACGATGGCGCAGGACACCGAGAACGCCGACAGCCTGTGGAGACTGTTCCACGACAGCCCCGCCGGCACCCCGCTCACGCTGATCTGGTACCCGCACTACGACGGCACGTTCGCCCTGTCCGTCGACCTCAAGACGATCAAGCCGCAGCTGATCACGAACCGCGCCGGCGGGATCCCCGAGATCACGATCACGCTCAACTGCAGCGAGGCCGAAACCTACGTCGGCGCGTAGGCCCCCGATCATGCTCGACGTGAGGCGGTCGCGTGAGCTGCAGGCGACCATCCTCACGCTCAAGCAAGCGGAGCGGTCGATCCGGCTCGACATCAACAAGACCGCGCGGCGCGAGCTCACGCCGGTATGGCGGCGTGAGCTGAACCGGCGGGCGCGCACCCGCCTCGAGCAGCGCGTGATCGCCGGCGCCGCCCGGGTCACCGCCAGCAACCGCGGCATGACGTTCTACGCCGCGACCAGCAACCGGCCGCTGCGCGGCGGGCTCATCCCCGCCGACGACTGGCCCGCCGTCGAGTTCGGCGCCAACATTCGCCGCGTGCAGGTGTCGCAGCGGTCCCGCGCCGGCCGCCGCTACACCCGCCCACTGACCATCAACCGCCAATTCTTCGCACGGGAGCAGAACGGCATGATCGCGTTCGACGCCGCCAGCACGGCCGGCACGCAGCTCGTCGCCCTGTGGGTGCGCACCGTCGTCGACGAGCTGCGCGACGTCGCCGGCGTGGAGGTGACCGGCTGATGCCGATCAAAATCGACTTCATCTCGAACGTCACCGAGTTCCTGCGCGGCACCCGGGACGTCGAGGACGCGCTCGACGACGTCGCCGACAGCCTCGACGACGTCGCGAAGGACAGCGACGGCGCGCTCGAGCGCGCCGAGAAGGGGTTCCGGGATCTCGCCGACGAAGCCCGCGACACGTCGAAGGACATCGACAAGGTCGCCGACGCCGGCAAGCGCATCGGCGACGACGTCCGCGACGGCACGAAGCGCGCCGAGGAAGGGCTCACCGACCTCAAGGACGAGTCCGCGTCGACGGCCCGGGAAGCCGCCGCATCGTTCGACGGATCCGCGGAGTCGATCGCCGAGGGGTTCCAGGAAGTCGCCGCGAACGCGTTCGGCGGGTTCGGCCCCGCGGGCGCCGCCGCCGGCCTCGCCGCCGCGGCCGGCATCGGCCTCGCCACGCAGGCATTCACCGACGCGCAGGAAGCCGCCGACGAGGCCCGCGAATCAGCGTTCGAGTTCGCCTATAGCGTCTCCGGCGCGCTCGAGGCCGCCGGTTACGCGGAGCGCATCGCCGAGTGGACCGGCAACACCGACAAATTCCGCGAGGCGCAGGAGATCGCGAAGATCTCCGGCCGGGACGTCGTCGACGTCGTCGACGCGATCGCGTCGGGCGGCGAGAAGCTCGACGGACTGTGGGACGACTTCGAGGAAGGGGCAGAGCGCGGCGCGATCGCGACCGGCACCGCCTACGGCGCCGCCGCCGGCCTCGAGGGCGTGCTCAAGGCGGTCCGCGAGGGCTACGCCAGCGGCGCGGAAGCGGCCGACATCGCCGCCCGCGCAAACTACAACTTCGCGACTGCCGCCGGCGTCGCGACCGGCGAAACCGACGACCTCGGCAACGCGATCTACGAGCTCCCGGACGGGAAACAGATGGTCGTCGACGTCGAGACGCAGCGCGCCTATGAAGACCTCGACGCCGTCGAGGCTCGCAAGGTCAACGACAAGACGATGACCGTCCGCACCCAGATCGACGACTACAACATCCGCACCTACAACCCCCGGATGATCACCATCCCGACCAGACTCGGACGACCCGACGGGCGGCTGCCATGACACGACTCATCCTCGCGCACCCGTTCACCGACGAGCAGCGCCGCAACCTGGTCACCAATCCGGGCGCGGGTATCGATCTCACCGGGTTCACCGTCGTCGCGGGAGGAACGGGCGCAGTGGCGACGCTGTCGCGCGTGACAACCTCCACCCCGCCCGGCGTCTCAGCCTATGCGCGCGGCACGAAAACCGTGCTGCAGTCGTCAGGATCTTCGTGGCTGCGCGTGGAGTTTCAGTCGGTGCCAGTGGTCGCGGGAACCACCTACACGTTTTCCGCGTGGGGACGCTACATCAATTCCGGCGGCCCGCTTACGGATCAGGTGGTCATCGCGTGGAAGGACGCCGGCGGCGCCGCCATCTCGCAGGTTCAGCAGAACTCGGATGGCCCGGCGGGCACCTACGCGCGCCGCAGCATCACCGCCGCGGCCCCAGTAGGTGCGATGACCGCGGTCCTGTCTTACGGCGTGACGACCGCCGTTGTCGGGACGCGGGCCGAGGTGTCGGCTTTGCTGTTCGAGGCGTCGGGCGTGCTCGGAGACTACTTCGACGGCAATACGCCGGATTCGACCGAACCGCCGATCGACTATGCGTGGACCGGCGCGGAGAACGCATCGACGTCGACGGCATCCGTGCCGACGTCGTCCGAGCAGATCCAGCCGGCGCTCGTGCTCGCACCGTGGACCGCGGGGCGACAGTCCCGGTCGATCCTGCACGAGTACATGGACGACCCCGGGACGACGCGTCTCACCTGGGTGTCGCCGTCGCCGCGTACCGGCGAGTTCGACATGCTGTTCGCGACGCCGGCGGCGGCGGCATCCGCGTTCGACACGTTCAGCACGCATCAGTGGTTCAGCTACGACGGCGGCGGCGACGCCACCCAGGCGGTCGACGAGTTCTGCGTCACCCCGGGCGGCCAACCGACTTATGGTCACGTCGCGTCGCTCGCCCGCGGTGAGGGCGACATCGCCCCCGTGCAGCGCTGGCACGTGCTCGTGCCGTGGACGGAGCTGTCGTGAAGCCGCCGCCCAGCTACTACGTCGACGCGTACCTGCAGGCGCCGGGCGAGCCTGAGCAGAACGTGAGCGCGTACGTCGACGAGCTCACCCTCAGCCTCGACGTCGACCGGGTCACGTGGAAGCGGGCGACGATCGATCTCAAGGGGGTGCCGAAGTCGCTGCGCGCGCTGTGCGACACGACAGCTCCCGGCGTGCCGCTGCCCGGCATCTCGTTCAATGTCTTCCAGCGCGGCCGGTTCGGTGCGCTCACCCGCGTCTACCCGCGCCCGGACTACACGAGCTCGAATCCTGGCATCGAAGCGCTGTACTCGAGCTGGTACGACGCGCCGCTGCACGAGGACACGATCTCGCTGTCGCTCTCATCCGACGAGACGCCGCTCAGCGACCGCCGCCGCCTCGCCGCGACCGCCGTCGACACCGGCGCGACGAGCGTGCGCGGGCTCGTCGACTACACCTCAGCGAACAGCGGCATGGGCGCCACCATCATCGACCGGATGGGCGCGGGCGCCGCGGCGATCCCCGCCGGCGACCGTCGCCTGTTCCAGCCCGGCGAAAGCTACTGGGATCTGTTCGCGTCCGAGCTGAACGCCGCCGGCGGCCGGTTCTACTCCGGTTACGTGTACTGGGTTCTTGCCGCCCGCGACGACCCGCCCCGCGACCTGTCCGTCACCGACCTCACTCTCAGCACGCACCCCGCGATCCCCGGGGTTCTCGTCACCCGGGCCGACGAGAACGATTCGCGCGAAGACGACTGGTGCGACGCCGTGATCTGCAAGTTCGACTACGTCAACGGCAGCGGCACCCGCGTCACCGCGTATCAGACCGCCGGCCCCGCCGTGCACTCCCGCGCGCAGCAGTTCGAGTTCGACCGGGCGCCGTCGTCGGCGAACCTCGCGCAGCAGATCCTCACTCGCGCCAGCCAGCGCGGCCGGTCCTACACCCTCGAGTGCCAGCTCGATTTCGCCGTCCGGCCCGGCGTGAACCTCACCCTCGCCCGCCCCGACGGGTCGATCACTCTCGGCATGTGCCGATCCGTCGACTATCGCGTCTACGCCGGCACCATGACCGTCCGCACCCAGACCAGCCAACCCCTCGAATGAAGGAGCACCCCATGTTCGATGACACCGTCCCCGACGAAGTCGACCCGACCGATCCTGCGTGGGATCTCGAGGGCGATGACAGCGTCGGCGACGCCGACGACCCGCACCGCAACGACCAGGAGGACGCCCAGTGAGCGCGCTCACCGACTACTACTCGTCCGGCATCAACATGGGCGGCGGCCGGTTCGGCGCGTTCCGCACCCCGACCCGCCGGCACCGTGGACAGGACGTGTCCCACACGACGAAGCCGGGCACTGTCGGCGTGCCGGCGCTGCACGCCGGCGTCGTCGTCGAGAAGACCGCACCGTCGACCGCGCACGGCTTCGGGTACTCCATCGTCGTGCGCTCCCGCCTCGACGGCATGGACTTCGACTTCCGCTACGCGCACGGCCCCTGGGCATCGCAGCAGCGCGTCGGCGAACAGGTCGCGCAGGGGCAGATCATCCTCCACGAAGGCAACTCCGGCGCGACTGTCGGCTCGTGCGTGCACATCGAGCAGCAGCGCGTCGGTGGCGGGTTCCTCGACCCGCTGCCCGAGATCCAGCGGGTCGCGGCCGGCCGCCTCACCAACCCGCCCCCGCCGCCCGCCCCCGCCCCGTCTGCGCCCGTTCGCAGCGTCCGCAAGGGTGACAGCGGTCCGCTCGTCCGCGCCGTGCAGGCGAGGCTCAAGCGCGACTACGGGCTCTACGCCGGCAGGCTCGTCGTCGACGGCGAGTTCGGCCCGAAGACCGACGCCGCCGTGCGCGAGTTCCAGCGCCGCGCCGGCCTCGTCGTCGACGGTATCGCCGGCCCGAAGACCCTCGCGCGCCTGGGGCTGTGATCGCGATGAAGAGCCCCAATCTGACGATCATCTTCATCGTGCTCGCGGCGATCGTTCTCGTCGGCCTCGCCGGCGGCGTCGTGCTCACGATCGCCGACAAGGACGCGACCCCGTTTTACGGATTCTTCACCGCGACGCTCGCCACCGTCGTCGCGTTCGGCGGCATCATCCGCGGGCAGTCGAAGATCGACGAGAAGGTCACGCAGGTGTCCGCCAACGTGAACGGGCGACTCTCGCAGCTGATCGACCTCGCGACCAGCCGCGGCACGCCGACCGACGCCGAACGCGCGCAGCTCGAGCACATCATCGAACAGACCGGCGTCACCCCGACCGTCGACCCGGGGGGGAGCGCGCCGAGTCGGGAGTGACGCCCGGGGGCTATGCGGCCCGACGCAGCGCGGCGATCCCGTCGCGCAGCTGGTCGATGTCGACTTCGGTGTAGATCGCCGTCGTCGCCGGCGACTCATGCCGCATGAGTGTCTGCACGATACGCAGATTCACCCCGGCCCGCACCAGCTCCGTCCCGTAGTAATGGCGGAGCTGGTGCGGTTTGCCCTGGAAGCCGGCGCGCGTCATCGCCCCGCTGATCGCCTGTGAGACCGCCGTCGACGTCACGTGCGGCGTCTTCGTGTTCTGGCTGTACGCCGGGAACCAGTACGCATCGCTCGGATAGTGGGTGGCTTCGGCGAGCAGCTCGTCATGCAGCGGCACCTGCGCCGTCTTGCCACCTTTGCCCGTCACCGTGAGCACGCCGGTATACGGGTCGATGTCGCGCCCGTGGATCTTCGCGATCTCGTGCACCCGCAGACCGGCGAATGCGGCCAGCAGAATGTATGTCCTCGTGCGCCGCCGATTCGCGGCCTCGAGCAGCGCGTCGAGCTGCGTCGACGCGATCGGCCGCGGCCGGGACTTCGGCCGCCGCGGTCGCGGCGTCTGGTCGGCGGGGTTGTCGTCGCGCTCGCGCGTGCGCTGCATCCAGGCGCAGAACGCACGGATGCTGGCGTGATAGGTCGCTCGCGTCGCCGGCGACAGCTTGCGCGCGAGGAACGTCTGAATGTCCTCCGGCGCGAGCTCGAGCGGCCCCGCGTGCGCGTACTCGAGCAGCCCGCGAATCGTACCGATCCGCTCACCGATAGTGCGTTCTGACAGTCCCTGCGCGTGCATCCACAGCGTCCATCGACCGAGCGTCATATCCATTCCTTCGTGACGATTCATCTCAACTCCGATGAGAATATGCACAGGAAAGAATTTCTACTTAATGCTAGGTTTTAACGTCCTGCGCGGAGCGATGCGAGGCCCGCCTGTGAAGAGAAGGCCGGCGGCCCAGCCGGCGCCAGCTCGCGGCGCATCTCGACGCACTCGGCACACGTGCCGTCCCAGCGCTCGTGCCGCTCGAACCAGTGATCGGGCCACTCGTCCCGGGGCGCCTCGTCGGGCGACGGGTTCCAGACGTCGCCGCAGTCGCCGCACCGGTGATCTCCGACGTGCTCGCGCGGCAGCTCACACCAGTGCTCGAACGTCTCGCCGGGGCTGAGAATGTCCTCGCAGATCGGGATCTCAGGTACGCTCATCATGCTGCCTTTCGGGTAGAACTGTTGCCCATGTAATGAATAGGTCGGGGGTTCGATTCCCCCAGGTGGCTCATATTGCCCCCGCCGGGTCCGTCCGGGCGGGGGCTTTCGTCTGCCCAGCCGAGGAACCACTCGCGAGCAACGCCGGTGATGTCCTCGAGCTTGACGGCGAGCTCGTCGATGCGGGCCGGCGTGCTGCGCCCGGTCTCCCACGCTGAATAGGTGGCCTGGGGCACGCCCAGACGTTCGGCAAGCTCAGTCTGAGTCATGCCGATGTCGCGGCGCACTTTACGCGCTCGCTCGCTGAATGTCCACGTAGGGATTCGCCGCCCCCGGAACGGAATCACGTTCGTGCTCATGCACACACGGTAGGCCCACGTATCAATACCTGTCAATAGGGAAACATACCCATCGCGCGCTTGACAGCCTTTGACACTTATACGTAACGTCTACCCCGTGGACGTTACTCATAAGTATCTCGCGATCGGCGAGGTTGCCGCCGCTTTCGGCGTCACCGTCGCAACCGTCCGCAACTGGGAGCGCGCCGGCAAGATCCGCGCGTTTCGCACCCTCGGCAATCAACGGCGCTTCGCCGCGTCTGACGTCGACGAGCTGCTCGAGCAGCCCCGGCCTTCACGAGTGAGGAACGCATCATGACGGACTCGTCATATCCGAATCAGGGAGTGCTGCGCCGCGACCTGATGCAGTTCGAGCGCGACTTTACGCAGCTGCGCAACGCGTGGATGCGCGACAAGCGACTCAGCTTCGCCGCGCGCGGCCTGCTCGCGCACCTCATGACGCACGACGCCGGCTATCAGGTGTCGCTGCCCAGCCTGGCGGCGCAGACGTGGAAGGAAGGCCGCGACGGCATCCGTACGCTCGTCCACGAGCTCGAGCGCTGTGGCTACCTGCACCGTGTCAAGGAGCGGCGCGCACGTGGCAAGTTCCAGGGCTACGCATGGTATCTGCAAGATCCGTTCGCAGCTCCCGAGCCTGTCCGCGCGCCGGCCGAGACGCTGCCCTTCGACGATCTGCACGCTGTGGATAACTCGCCCCACCGCGTCGGCTCAGCCGACGACGGCGAATCCGACGACGGCGTCTCAGCCGCGTCGGCTGAGACGACGACTATAGAAGACCAAGTTAAGAACATCTCAAGTACCAGCGTGAGTTACGACGGGCGCACGGCGCCTGTGGATAACCGACTCGCTGTCGGCTGGTCGGACGACCGATGCCCGGGTGACTGGCGCAATGGTCGCCACGAGCTCAGCGAGCACGGCGCCTGTCGGCACTGTCACGAGCGTCCGAGCATTCGGAGTGCGTCGTGAGCGCGCGTCGTCTTCGAGGCCGGCACGTCGCCCGGCCGCGACCGTCTACCGATTCGCTGATGAAGTGGCGGGCGCCTCGGCTGCCGAAGGTGGCTCACGTCGCGCTCGCCATGATCATCGCCGTCGTGCTCGAGTTCGTCGGCGCGTACATCGTCGGCTCAGTCGTCACCGACGATCACCTCGCGATCGGGCTCTCGCTGCTGATGGGCTTCATCCTGGGCGCCTGCGTCGTCGCGTACTGGGAAGAGGTGATCGACCGATGACTCGCCCCGGATGCTGCCCGACGTGCGACGTCGACCTCGAGCTCACGTCGACCTCAGTGCGCTGCTGGCGATGCGGGTGGGAAGTCCGCGAGGTCGACGAGCCTCGCCGGTTCGACGATCTGCGCTGGGAGGTCGAGCGATGAATCCATTGCGCTGGCGCGTCGAGCGCACGCACGTCGGATGCTGGATCGCCTACCGGGAGGGCGACCTCGCCGGCGCCATGCTGTTCCGAACCCTGCGCCGCGCGCACACCTACGCCACGGCGGGCGGGCGCGCATGAGTGCCGCGGTTCGCGACGGGTTCGCGCTGTGGCGTGAGTGCCGCGCCGAGTTCGACGGCGAGCTCTGGCGACGGTACGCGCAGGCCGAGACGGCGACCAGTGGCGCGCTGCTCAACGACCTCGGACGCCGGCGCCGCATCGACCCCGTGTCGCTGTTCATGGGCCCCGCCCGTCGCGCGCTGCTGTACGCCAGTGAAGAACTCGTCGAGCACTGGCAGGAGTTCCCTCGGATGCCGTTCGTCGAGTTCGAGCGGCAGTGGCTGGCACAACGAGAAGCGGAGATCTACGCATGAACGACGGCATCCCTGTCACCATCCACCTCAGCCGGCCGACGTTCCTCGCGCTCGAGAAGATCGCAGCGCAGCGCGGCGTCGGGATGCGCCGGCTGATCGAGGCTTACCTCGACCGCTCGCTACAGAAGCGCGAGCGCCGCGACCCGAAGCGGCGATCGGCCGGCGCGATCAAGCCCGGCAACAAGCAGCCGTATGTCACCCTCACCGTCGAGCAGCAGGGCGAGCTCGTCGAGCTCACGCGCCTCGGCTGGTCGCTGTCCGAGCTCGCCGAACGGTACGGATGCAGCACCAACACCGTCAACAACTGGCGGCGTCGCCTGGGCGTGCAGCACCGCCGGAAGGAAGACCTGTGATCCGCCACGGCCCGGGATGCTACGCCGACCCGGATGCGAAGCCGCAGCGCTGGGCGGGCCGCAAGGCGCAGGAGTGGGTGCAGCGCACCCTCGCGGAGTACGGCGACCTGTGCATCAACTGTGGGTTGCCCGGTTCCGACAGCGCCGATCACATCATCCCTCGAGCGGACGGCGGCGCAGTGTTCGACCTCGACAACCTCGGACCGTCGCACCGCTCGTGCAACTACTCGCGCGGTCGCAAGCCGTTGCGTCGCGTCGGCATTCCGATCGAGAGCGGCATCCAGTTTTTCAGCTGAAGACTCGCTGGACAC